ACCTATGCCTATTAGCTTACTTAAGAATGATTGCTTAGGCTGTTTTTTGATCAGGAAATTTTCATAGGGTCTTTGGCCGAGTAGTGATTCACTAATGCCTAATAGATCCATCAGAGCCTGTCTCTGAAGCCCTTGCCGTTGTTGTGCTAATTGCGAAGCGAAGTCAATCGCGCCTTGAGTTTGAGCATTCTTAAATCCGCTTCCATGGCGTGCGCCCATCCCTAGTCCGCTAAATCTAGAAGCATTCTGACCCGAGAAGGTTTGAAAATCTCTTTGCGCCTGCTCTTCAATAGGTGCAAATGCAGCCTCATCGCCTTGTGCTAAGCCGGCTAGTTTGCTACCTGGTCCGACCTGCGAGAATAGACCTTTAAACAAGTCCATCTGTTCTGGACTGAATTGCTGCAACTTTCCAGCTGCATAGCCCTTGGGAATCTTATTACCAGATGCGCCCCTGCTTCCTGTGAGTGATGACGACATAAAACACCTCTTTAAGTTCGGAGAATAGCATTGTCAAGGAATTTGTTGTAGAGGAATTAAGAAAAGTCTATGTCTTGATTAATAGACTCAATGGATATATAATCCACTTTATGAAAGACAACGATTATTTGCATAGAAGCTATTTAACAATTACTCAGGCCATTCAAACCCTTTCGCACCATTTTGACAATATCGGAATTCCTATTAAACCTTGTGTTGAATACGATTTATTCGTCGAAAAGACTTCGAAGTTTTCACTTGTAAAAGTTATTTGTACTACATCTAAAGCTCCAAGTGGAAGTTATGTCGCCAATCTTAGAAAATCAGGAGGGTATAACAAGGCAAACACTAGAAAAACACCTTTCGATTGCAAATGTTGTGATTATTTATACATAAAGACTCCCCATGGAGAATACTTGATACCATCAAAAGATATCCCCAATGGAAGGCAAATATCTTTGAGTCAATATGCGAAGTATAAACTGGGAGCATAGCTCAGTGGTTAGAGCTGTTGACTCATAACCAACCGGTCGTTGGTTCGATCCCAACTGCTCCCAATATTGATCTATCGATTATTTCAATGAATTTCGACATGTTTCGGGGATGTGTCGATTTCTTAATTACTTTTCCTGTTAATCCAATTCCTCAGGCATCCCGAATTACAGAAGTGTTTATTTCCTTCATATTCAGGACTTCTACTTCCTATGATATCAGAACGACTTTGTACGCTTGAAAGTTCCAAGAAATAGCTAACAATAGGAGTTTTAGCCGATAAATCATTGCCACAAGCATCACAAGAGTATTGTACGATATTTTTATATGTCATATCAAACCTGACTCAACCACTCTAACACCACAATCCCACTCGTTATCGTCGGAGGAGATCCAGCCCCCGCAGTAATCACTATGTTGGTCGGCCCAACCACAATATTAACTTGGTTATTAGCAGCAGAAACATCAACGTAAGGCAGCGGGTAATAATTAGTCCCATCCGTGAATACTCCATAGATTCGTGTAAATGTGCTGACAGTGGCAAAGTTTATACCATGCGGAGAAATTGCTATACCTCCACTCGTATAAGCCGAAAACCCTGTCGAATCCACATTAATTGTAACGCTAGACCCAGAAATTTCGATGATAGTATAGGTATTTCCATTTAACTCAGTCATTCCAGCAACATTTGTAATATAGATACTTTGTCCTACAGAAAAAGAATTTCCTGGGATAGTCAATACAGCCGGATTTGTTTGTGTTGCTGCAGTTATTCCAAAGAAAGGATAAATCTGCCGTAGAGTTTGTTGCTTGTTAGCTTGTCCTGCTAGATACCAAGTTTCTCCGGTCACAATAGGAAAGTTAACAGCGAATAGTCCTATCGTGCGTGAATTGACCTTAGATGCGATATCGATGTAGGCATGGTCTACCTGATTGGATAGGTCTCTTAGATCCTCGTTTGGGAATTGACGTTGCTCTCGGAGATAGGGTGATTGTTGAAGTGACATTTGTGTTTCTCTTTTTGATATGATAGTATAAAATCTAAGGGAAAAAAAGGAGAAATATGGATTGGACACAGGTTCTTACTGTATTTGTGATCGTAGCGACTAACTTAATCACTGTCATAACCTTATATGTACATAGCGACAATAAGATGACAAACGCTCTCAAAGCAATCAGCGATGAGATGAAAGATTTCCATGGCCGTCTCTGCAAGATTGAAGAAAACAGAAACAAATTTATCTTCAAGGAATAACATGGAACTAACCTCATTGGCCGAAGCTACAGGCATCGCGCTTGTAGTCGGCGGTTTCTATTGGAAACTAATAAATAAAAGACTTGACAAGGTAGAAGAACGATTAAGAGATATCTCCAAAGAACTCACCGAGATACGAATCAACATGTCCGGAATGCAAGCCGAGGCAATCCTCCTACAGACTATGCCTGATGAAAATAAGCGTAGTGAAGCAGCTAAAAAGATGTGGGAGCGAAGAAGAGCCCAGAAGGCCTTAAGGAATTCGAAGGATAAAGAATTAGGCTAAATGAGGCTCTTTATCTACTATATAGATTTTTCCACCATAGGAATAACATACCCAAACATCACCATTCATGCATGTATACAAAAACATCTTTCCAAGAAGTTTTATCGTAAGATATTCATGAAAAGTTAAATTCATTGACATTATGCGAGATGAGGCCCTTTATCCACAGTTAAATGCATCCCATGCAAAGTAATTTCACTTGTTGCATAGGTCAAATTCCTCATTTGCGCATCACTTAAAGTAATTCCTATCTGCACTGAATCCCCTATCAAGCTCGTGTTAAACCTATGCCAGATTTGATACTGACCCGACGCCGTAGGCATTTGCAGGTTCGTATTAGCTGGAGTAAGACCGATATCGGTACTCTCAGGGCAAGTATACATAAGCTGAGAATATACCAAGCTGTTAGGAGGAGGATTGACTTGAGGACTGTTCCAAACATCATCGGGGTCTTGACTAAGATACACATTAACCGTTACTTGCGCGCTGGCTGTAAAGTCCATCAAGTATTTCTGGACTGATAGGCGCGTTTGCCGTCCTTGGTCCCAATATACAGGAAATTGTTTAGTTTGCAAAAGAGGCTGTGATAGACGCGTAAACTTTCCCAATCCAAGGTATGTGGTAGTAAACTTAGGTGGTGGTATAGATATCGATAAATTATTTGGATCTCGGATGTCTATTGTGAAATTATTTGCATCTATTATAGAACTTACTTTTCCTATTAGTCCATTGATAGCAGAAGTGACTGTTCCTCCAGATATATAAGCATTAAAATTTGTGGAATTTACGTTGATTGTAATCGATGCACCTGAAGCCGCCACAATCGGATAAGTATTTCCATTAAGTTGTGTCATTCCTACAACACCGGAAATAGTTACATAATCTCCCACTGCAAAGGTATTGGTGGTTGTAATTACCGCTTGCAGAGCCTGAGTGATTGCAGTAATAGAAGAGTTCAATAGTCCCAATATGCCTGAGAAAAAAAGATAATCATTTTGAGCTACACAATGATCGATACTAGTAATTTGTCTCATTCCAGCTGAGTTCGCAATCGCCTGTATTGTTCCCGATGGCGCTTCTCCCGTTCCTTGGCCTTTAATTAGTACATAGCCTTGTGGATTGCCAGCTACGATGTTAGGAAACAAAGCTGAGCTTGATCCCGAATTCCAAGGCTCTCTCCACACGTTCCAAGAATGAAATCCCGTCGTTAACCACGTTTTCTTTTTTTGAGCGCGATAAGTACCATGTGCCGTGAAGTTCTCATATTGAACACCCCATGTATTATCACGATAGTTATAAAGAAATGTTTGAGTTGGAAATCTCCAAGCGCTCGTATTCACGGGATATGCAAAATATACCCATTCTTTAAAGAAATCTCTTACCGCATTAACCCTCTGCACTCCGTTATTTAGAGCCTGCACTTGGAAGACACTATCAGGAATATCAAGATCGATCCTAGCTGCCGATTGCTGGTCTGTGATGGCTATCCCATATGCTCCCAGATCAATGGCTCCCTTATCCAGTACAACTGCTGAGAACGTCGAATCTGAGGGCAATTCCGAGTTAATGTTGAAGAATAGAAATGGATTGAGATCATTGCCTGTATAAACAAATCTTGTCTTGCGCCCCACCCCTCCAAATCCTACTAGTAATACATCTTCGTTATTAGCAACAGTAGTAATCGGTTGGGATATCCCTGCGGATAAATACCCTCCAAGACCTGTTTGATCGACGTAATAGGCTTTGACATTGAATGTCTCGCCAGTAGGAGTAAGAGAAGTGTAATATGGAGTTCCATTCCATGACCAAATCACTGTATCTTGAAGTTGTATTGCAGCTCCCGTGCTTGTTTGTATCCATGCATTAAAGAATAACAATCTATCTTTGAATGGAACTATGGCCAATGCACCCACTAAATAATATTTAGCAACTGTTTCATCATCGATCGAAACGGTAGCACCGGTAAGCGGCGGAGCAAAATTGACCCATCCTACAGTATTTGTAGTAGGAAGTCCTGTGCCCGAAGTAGGATCGCCATCATACCAACGTATCCCATCCTGCCCAGGAATGCTATTAGTTAGCAGTTGGGCAATGCCAGTGCCAGAAACTGTTTGGCTGCTTGGAAAAGTGACAACATAAGTACCGGTTGTTGCATCTACAACTGATGATACATATCCTACAAGACCGTTAATCGTTGATCCGCCACTCCATTCATTAAACCATAATTGATCGCCCGTCGTTGCAGACCCTGCGACCAAAGTCATGTAAGGAACACCACCGGACGTAAATGTAAAAGTAATAGCAATTCCAGGGCTGCCCGATACATCACTACCGAGAACAAAATGAAATCCTGGTTTAAAGTTAGTCGCCCAAAAAGCACTTTGATAATTAGCACTCCAAAATTGCTGGTAATCCGCTCCGCTCCATACAACAGGATTATTAGTAATCTTGTAATAACTAACATCGTAGAAATTATTAGGGGTATTTGACTGATTGAACTGATAAGCATACTTCGTATCAAAAGAAAGTAGCAAAGGATAAAGCGATGAGGAGGTATTCGAGACATAATCTTCCAGACCCATCACTGGAAGTCCTGGAAAGTATGAAAATGTCCCTGAAACCGCACCGTTTGATGACCCGGCTACAAAGGCTCCAGTTGCATAGTTAATCGTCCCTGTCCCACCTGAGCTACCTTGGAGTGTACCATCCATATTTGCATCGGTATAAGTTTGATCACCTGCGACAACAAGTGATAAAGATCCAGGAGTAATGGAAGATGTTGCTGGAAGGTTTGGCATGAATGCAGTAATCAGGTTACCAGCGCCGGCAACGAGATTAAATCCCGCCAGTTGCCAAGGCAATGGCATCGCTGCAATCTGCTCTTGAAGCTGCAATTGACCCAAAAAGATCGTCCCTCTTTTCCTTTTGGCTCTTCCCCGCCAGACATAAAAGTTGTAAAGATTGGGAAATGCATCGTTATCTAAAACGAATGGCAATCTACTGGTAATCTGGCCTTTTGGAAAGTTACCAATATAGATTTGCTCAGGCATATTAGTTGCCTATAGCGATATAGAAGTAACTCGCAGTCGTTGGAACTCCAGTTCCTCTTATTCCTTGGAATCCGCTTGTCCCAGACAAGGTGTATCGAACTTGATAGTCAGTAGCCGCAGTTATCGATGTTGGAGTAATATTCAGCCCAAAAGCATTATTAGGAAACCCACCACCCGCAAATGAAACGCCTACGGCTGCTTGATTGGCAAGAATGGTATATGTGCCCCACTTCAGAATGATTCCTCCCATAAGCAAAACACTCCCAGTCCCAGTAAGCACATATTGATTAGAGCTTTGAGTTGTAGTTCCTGTATAGAAAAAAAGTTGAGGATAGGTAGGAATGCCGCCATGATTGGCTGGACTATCTGTGAAGGCTGTAACAGGATAAGTTGTAGCAGGAGGTGTAATAACAGGAACATTATTAGCGTTAAAAGTAACTTGAACATGTTGACCTCCGCCTGCTTTGTTGAATCCTACGTGATCTACTGCGATAATACCACCAATCGATGCAGTATTGGTTTGCATGCCGAAGACATCATCGGCTGGCTCATCGGGTGGATTTGGTAAAGAAGTGTTATAACTAAATGTCATAGAGTACCTACCCCGTTGTTATTACCACCCCAATTACCTGACCCATTTCCTTGGCTATAAATTGAATAAGTACGAGTGGATGTAAATTGTCTTTGGCTTCTCTTCCATACAAGCATCTCTTGCTCTCTAAACAGAGGTTCATAGAAGTTGAACTGCTCAGTATCTCCCGTATCAGATAGGATCTTTCTAGCAGCACCTCGTGCGATGTATTCGGACATATATGCAAATTGAATGGCAGAAGAAGAATTCAAAAACGCAGCAGGGCTTAAATAGCCTTCTAGTTCAATCAGGTATTGTGTATCAGGAACAGTGCGTAAAGTAATTATATTATTATAGTAGAGTATCGCTCTAGGGATACCAGGATTATAAAAGTAACACTGGGCGTTTATTTGCTGACCCGCCGGTATTGTTAGAGGATTGCCCGACGCATCAGTGAAATTAATATTAGCTATCCCAGTGTTATAGTTTATTGTATTCGAAGTAGTCGAGTAGCCACCATACAGTGGTACATTACCAAAAGGCGCAGGTCCTGGTCTCATGAGGAGTCCGTAATTGACATTTCCCTCCAAAAACTGACCAGAGTCGGCTACTACGACCGATGCACCAGTACTATCAACAGTCGTAAAGTAAACGGCCGGTATTGCGCTCGTTACGGGGATTTTTTGGAAGTTAGTTGAAGGACCTGATGCCGTAATAGGAGGATCAATATTCTGACCCGTTGCAATAATCCCTGTGATATCAACGTGGCCTCTTAGAATCCCGCTAGGTATTGCGTTAACTCCTGGCTGTGAGGCTGGAGCAAATGGGATTTGAAGCGTATAGGATGAGCCACCATTTCCCGCTCCAACGGCTTCATAAGGCTGGATATAGTTTTCCCAATATTGAAAGAATTCGCTTCTCTGAGTAAAGAATCCTGCACTAACTCCACTAATCCGAGCATAAGGCATAAACCCTTGATAGACGGGATAGAAGTTTATAGTGGAGGAGCCTGTCCCTGTTCCTTCAGTTTGCACGCTATAAAGAGGCATGTTGTACTGATCTACACCAGGGACAGTTTGGAAGTTATAAATAGTCTTTAGATCGAAGAGCTGCACCCTTGCATCGACATCCATGATCCAAAAACGGTTAATGTAATCAATAATAAGATTATCAGTGATCACCGCATCAGAGGGTGATTTAATGATTCTTCGAACATAGGTTATCACATCGGAAAGGATATTTATAAATCACCTATAGGTTCGATGTTTCTTCGCATGGCAACCTTTGCACAACCATCGGACTTCAAGAGGCTTTGAGTAATCTTCATGGTGACCTTGCGTCTTACATTCGGCATTGCACTCTTCACATCTTTCATTTCTTTTTAAAACTCCTGCTCGTATGGCCCAAAGAATGAGAGAATGACACGCAGCTTTCTGTGGGTTTTCTTTTTTCCATTTTGCACTTATCTCCCCGCCCCGCGTTCCATTTGATTTTCTCCACTCGGCTTGCCGTAACCTGTTCTTTTCTTTTTCTTCTATCGTTCTTCTTTTAATCGCCCTTTTCTCGGCTATTGCTTCTCTATGTTTTTCATAAGATCTTTTATTTTGCTCGGCTCGTTTCTCCCAATCAACATAGTAAGAAACTCTGCTCTTTTCCCTAAGAAGTTCACGGTTCTCTTCTCGATATTCTTCGGCGTATTTCTTATAATATTCAGGCTGATTCTTTCTCTGTTCAGCATTTCTTTTCCGTATACAAGCTTTGCAATATGAATTCAAGCCATCAAACTTATATTTATCTATTCCAAAATCGCCAGCATCTTTATCAATTTCACACTTTACGCACTTTTTCATATTCTCCCGATTAAAGAGGAGAATTGTAACGTCTTAAAGCAAATTCAGCAACGCAATTACTTGCAGCCCTTCTTCTTAATATCGGCGATCTCTTCGCACATGAACTTAAGAGCAGCAGGCAAATTAAAATCATCTGTCAAGTAATCAGGAGGCTTTGCTGATCCATTATTTTTATGAAACATTATCAAATCTTCTTCGTATTGTTTATTCGCACGTTTTTCATGCTCTGAGAAAATTTTAATAAGATTTTTGAGGTTCATTCAGCTCCCATGAAGATCGACTTGCGCCCTTTATTAACAGGTATTGCATCGAGTCTTTGGATAGTAGTATCAGCGGCGAGTTGTCCATAATAAGATCCTTCCGATCCTCTGGATGTAGTACTATCTTTCATCACGATACGGTGGTAAAACTTACTTTTAATCTGCTCTGCCACATATCTTGGTGCAAATATCGGCTTATTAGTAGGAATCACCCATTCTTCGGCTGGCACTCCCGCATAAGGCTTCGTCCACATTTCGATATTCTCGCCTTTAAGCTCGCTATGCTCTGCAATAAATGCGACGTATTGCTTCATGTAGTTGTATTCATCGCGGTATTTCTCATTAAACTTATCTCTACAACTGACGACCGTCTTGGGCTTTACATAGTATTCTTTTGCATCTGAGATCTGATTCGTGGAGAGCTTGGTTTGCGGCTCTGTCTCCATCTTAGGTGCTTGATTCATGCGGTCTTGAGTTAAATCTTTAATCGATTGATCAAACTGATCAAATTGCTTTGCTGCTTGGTCCAGTTCTTTAGCTGCGGCGCTGTTGGTCACTTTTGGTTTTTCTGTCATGATATCTCCTTAATTTGGGCTTATGTTGATAAAGCTGCCAGGGATCGTGACTAAAGGAATATTTAAACCAGTAGAACTTATTTGACCAGTGTTATTATCCCCTATAGCAACAATTTGAGGCTGCGTAGTTGCGGTAGATGTTTGGAAGGGATCAACCCCTACCAATGAATTAATATTTACTAATACTTGATTGGGGGGTGTTATCCCTATGATAAAGCCAGTCTGGCCATTAAGCTGCCTGCATCCAAATTGAGGAGGGATCACAAGCCTTACCTGCTGCCCATTTACATAGTTGAGCATAGTAATAGACGGGACAGTCACGGTGACCAAAGTATTAGCACCTAAACTAATATTAGTAATAACAAACGACCATGGCTGGAAATATTGAGGCTCGATGGGAGGGTTCGAATATGGAGCTATAGGACCTGAGATCGCCATGCATTACCTAAAAAAAAGAGTGAGGCTTTTAAACCTCACTCCAACTTACAACTTATAATTTTATTTTACAAGTTTACATGTTTAGATCTGACAAAATCGCTTGATAATAGATTACATCAGCAGCAGTACCAGAAATGGTTGCTCCAATGATAAATCCTTGATAAGTAGCGTTGATGTACGCACCAGCAATAGCAGGGCCATTGATTGTGCTGACAGCTGTCGTACCAGTTCCGTTGTAAACGGTAGGACTATTATATCCAAACTGATTCGATCCGCTGTTGTTATCACCAACTGCAACGATTTGTGGGAATGTGAGCCCTTTAACACCTGTCACCGGTTGGTTGGTGTTAAATGCTGTATACCCTGTCGAGATGATGTTCACTACAACAGTTGTTGAGTTCGTAACTGATGTCACGTATCCGTAGATCGGTTGACCAGGGATTGTGTTATCAGGCAGCGAATTCAACTGTGTTGGTCCCCAAACTGTGGGGATACGGAACGCCACTTCTTGCCCTACAACAAAGTTGTGAGGAGCAGTTGTAACAACAGTTGTTGTTGCACCGAGTGTCAAAGCAGAAATTACCGCTTCACCAGGAACATAGAGAGATGGATAAAGGACTTGTTTCCAAGATCCGATATTACCTGTCGATGTTGCTGTGTTAAAAGCTGTGTAGTTAGTCTGGTTTGTGTTCCATGGGATAGTGAAATGCGTTGAGTCAATCACTGTCACAACAAAAGGGATACCGCTAATTTGTGGCATACCAGTTGTTGATGTCTCATAGAGGTTTTGGAAAATAACGACATTTCCAGAAACGAGTCCATGAGCTGTTGTTGTTGTGATTTCAGCAGGGTTTGCCTTGCTTATTGAAAAGTCAGTAGATCCGGTGTGTTGATACACAGGTCCATACTGAAGTGACAATCCAGCCTGAACGATGCTAAATCCACCTGTTGTGGTGAATAGAGAAGCGTTTGTACCTGATGTTGTTGTAACATAGGCCGCTGCACCTTGACCCATATCAGAAAACCACTGAGCCTGAGTTACTCCGCCAGCATTGGCAGTGATCTCAGTTGTGTTGATGATCTGGATATAGTTAGGAGTGAATGGGAGAATAACGTTAGTTGCTCCTCCATTTGAAGTCACTGTTCCTGTTGCAATTCTTGAATATTCAGCCATAAATTAGACCCCCAAGTTGCTTAGGCGAGTAGAAAGCAAGTTTCTAATCGCGGTGTCTTGAGTGATCGCTTGCGCTTGAGCGAATTTAACCGCCAAAGTCGCGTTTTGAGCGAGCATTCCTGAATAATATGGATCACGATAAATCAGCTGCATCGAATAGCCATCTTGATTTATGTGTGTTACGGCTTGTTTACCAACAGTTGTGTTGTAATAAACGTCTTGTCCGTTTGCAGAAGCACCACGTGCAACAGCAGCCTCCGAGCTGGTAAGGATACGGACGTTAAATACCGATCCATACTCAGATGGAAGAGCTGAGCTATTGTTAGGATAGTTCCATTGGTTCAAGAAGCCAGATCCAGTAAGACCATCAAAGTCAGACTGAAGCTCAGTTGATGACAGCATAAAATATGCTGATCGCACTGGGCCTGTTCCGAATCGATCCATACCTTCGATACCACTCATAAATTTATAAGCGTTATTTGTATCGAGTGTTGTGGCAACTAAGCTGAAGTCAGAGACTCCGAGGTTAGTTGGGTTATCACCATTGGATCCGCCGCCAGCATTCAATGTTGATGCAGCAGAAACGATGTAGTCGCGCAAAATTAAATCTTCTGCTTGACGCCAACTTGTTACTCACCTTTCGGTGGGATTGGTCATTTCTGCCAACCTCTGCAATTTCATTTATTGTTGCAGATCGGACTATCGCATACGCTATTGTTAGCGTCCTCTGGATTTAGTCTCTCAGGCTGCATTTAAGCTTGCCCCTTGTCACCCCATCGGGCTTCCAAGTCGATTACCAAAGGTTTAATGGCCACTTGTCAAGATGGCCACGGCGAGACGCTCGGATACCCAAGCTAACACCAATTATCTCTCGCCTAAGAGGGCGTGTTATTCAGCATTACTATTTCTCTATAGCAGTTCTCACGATATTCTTTTTCTTTTTCAGGAATTTTAGCCAATCCATTCGTAGGATTGTAATTTCTACAAAAGTTTAATATCTTTATCGCTTGAATTGCTTTGATCTGAAGATAAGGAATACATCTCTTCAAAAACTCTATGGTATCGGATCTTGATTGAATCGAAAATCTAAATGCAGCCCCTCTTAAAGCTGTATTAGCTTTCACAATCGATAATCCTCCATATTCACAGTTTGAAAGGATATGCTTTATTGATCGTTCGCTAACCATAGTCAATAAGATTTTCGGTCTAAACTTAATTAAATCCGATTTTTGCCTGTTTTGACCTGCTTTACGAACCGATCTTTCTATAGAAAATGATCCATCTGTGTCCATAATTCCAGCAACATAAGCCCAAAAATAAGGACAATTGCTGTTTACTCTAAGGACATTATCTAACGTGTAAGACTCGATTTTTCTATTTAAATTCAAGTCTTTGCATAATTGATAATAGTTCTTTCCTTCTAATGGATTTGTCAAAAATTCCATAAGTTGGTCAGCGGAATCCTTCTTCAAAACTAGATGGTCGCGAACCTTATTTAAAAGATTCAAACATCCTTCTTTCCCTTGAAGCATCCATTTCCAGATGATACGATCATTTTCTTTTTTTGGCTTATCGCATGCAATAGTGCCTCCAAACAAATTATTTAAATACACAGATGCCTGTTTCATTGAGTTGTGAAATTGGATTAAGGGAAGCATTTTCTTTGATCCTTTCCTGATTCCTATCATTCCATCTCCATCAATTAATCCTGCTATATAAGCCATCATTTCCTTTTCTTCCGGATCTTTCATATAGTCCTTTTTTCGGCTATATTATAGACCCACCATCATTATGCTGCAAGTATAGAACCCTCTTGATCCTGAAGGATCACCTGTTATTGATGATACACCCAGTTCCAAAAAAAGCCATTTGTGCCATCGATTATATCTCTCTGGGGCACTTGTGCCGGAGGCATACTGTTACTTCTTTAGACCCCTTGCAGCCGCAAGGCGGGAATCCCTCTTCGGAGACTCCTCTCATAGTTACCTATGAGATCAGACTATCGCATCCCATTTCTGGGCCTCTGAATTTAGTCGTTCAGGCTGCACACTTTCGTTGCTTGCCCCTTGTTGTCCTGCTTAAGCAGCCAGGAGATCCAAGTCAATTATCAAAGGTTTTACATCGACACACCGGAGTTCTTTATCGATCCCACTATTACCCAATTGGATAGTAGGCGGTTGCAAACTTCTTGGACGCATAAAGCGGCAAGTAGTACCACCATTTGAAGGCATAGAAACCTTATCGCAAACGGTGATGTAGTTCATAGTTGGGGTCGGCACATATAACATTGCAGGCGCAAGCGATTGCAAGATAAGCGGTCCGAGATTCCCCGTATTAGTAATCATTGACATTTCGAATCTCTTGTTCGAAAGTTTGTGACGTGATGATCGGTGGACGACGGCAATGAAGCCAGACCTACTACGTCCGTTCTCGATCACATCGGGTCGTCTGTAACGCTAGACAGCGAGAATATGATGTAAATCTGTGTCACGTTAACAATGACAAAAGATTGATCATTTTGGCTTTAACGCGGCCGGCGAATAGCTATAACGTAGCTAACGTGATTGGGAATATATATAATGAATTATTTATTAGCAAGTTTCATGAGCAGATTCATCAAATACATAAGCCCACATTCTCGCGAATTGAGTCGGCAATTTATGATGATCCCATTGCCCGTCTACCCAATTTGCTATGAATAGTTCTTGTTTTTGAGCGATTATATTCCAAACCCAAATAGAGCTTTTATCTTTAGGTTTATGTTTTGTTGCGTCGTGCCATTTCATTCTTTGTTCTCCTCGCCATATTGATCTTTCTTCGGAAGCTCGGGAAAAGGACACCAATGCGTAGGGACTTCTAATTGTCCTGCGTAACTTTCCCAATCGTTCATGTTATTTTCTTGATAATAGAAGACGGCTAGATCAACACAAGGAACAGTCTGCTTCGTATCGACAGCCAGAACCAATTTTCTTACTGGTGGAAAAGTTTTAATATCATCGAAATCAAGCTGAATCCAATCCATCGAATACCTCTTCTTGAGTCTTTAGTCTCTTACGTGCTTCTTGTAGCTCTTCTACTTGCTTCATAATAGTATTGTAGGCAGAAACCGTTTCAGGAGCCACGGTGACTTCACTGGTTTCTTTTTGATTCAGCCTATTTTTACCAAGCCATACTAGCATTGTATTATCACCACTAATAGCTTTATCGAATTGAGCCTTTCTCAATACACCATCTCCCTGAAACTTCTTTTGCTGTGAATAAGCGGTAAAAGATACATTAAACTTTTCTTCAACTCTTCGATAAAATGTATCATGATGCATATCAAAATAAGGTGCGATTTCAGTGCCATGACATCCGGCAAGAAGCAATTGATCTACAAGATCCCAGTCTATTAGTTTCTCAGGGCGACCAGTTTTAGGTGTAATAGTTTGCTTAGGATGTTTAGACATAAAAAAACTTTATACATTCTTATTAAAAAAAAGTACATGCATAAATAATTGTTGTTCGTTAAATTGCCCCTTTCCCCTAAAATCTTAGGCAAAGGAAAGGAGAACTGTATGAGTACAACAAATTCTGTATGGAACGACCCTAAATTACAACCTATCATTATGGCGACGCCTCACGGATGTTATTATAATAGTGTGACCCTCCGTTATGAGCCATATGACCCCATTTTAAGCACAGATGCTGCAAAACTTCATTTATATGCTGGAATGCTTCGCGATGTTCGTGATAAGACAAATGCAAGCGTTGTAGAAGAACATAAAGAATGGTTCGGTAAACATATCGTTCAAATAAGGACTGACATTATCGCTCGAAGATATAGACTAATATCGCCCTCCAGCACAGAATTTAGTTCTCTATTTCTCGGATTCATTTTTTTTGCTTCTGTGATATGCATTTCTGTAGCAATGATCTCATTCCAAAGTTTTATTAGGACCAAAAACGTAATTAAATTATAGAGGATATATATGGCATCGATTACCCATGTTCAAGCTCCGCACTCAATGGAAAATCCCTATCTTAGTGAACAAATTGCAGCGAAAGAAAAATTCCAACTATTATCTGATGTTCCAGGATTGGAAGCACTGAGCCTCCGGATAAAAGGAGGAACATCATGGAGCTTGTATCGTGAAGGATATTATCCACTCTATCGCTCACTAGCCATTATGGGATTGGGATATTTAGCTGGAGCAGGATTGGGTGTGGCTGTGTTAGGACGCTCCGCATCTATTGAAAAGATATTTTGGCTTTCGCAAATCCCAGTAACATTTAGCGCCTGTATTGAACATTTTGTCACAAAAAATAGTGACGAGTATCATAAAGCCTACACCACAAATCCCTATAAAGAAATTTCAAACCGTCTTTTTGAAGAAGATGGGATTTTGCAAAAATTTAGAGGCAATGGGTCTGGAGAACTATTAATCGAACCATATATTTCTCCTATTCCTCCGCATGATATAATCTATGAGAAACAACAGCTTGATGCATTGGAAAAGCAGACACCTGGATATATTCGAGACATGTACAGAAACAGGGGAGAACGTATTTCAAGGGACCTTTTCAAGCCTTGGGCCGAAGCTGGATTGATTGTGAATGCTCGCATCGAACATCTTCTCAATAAAGAGATCGAACATCTTCCTCCTCAGCGATTAAATGAAGAAAAGAAACTGGAGAAAATCTATGTGACGAATGCAAAACTTGCCCATAATTTCTATCTACATTACTACGATAAAGCTCTAAATGAAGCCAAAGCCATCAACTCGCATCACGCTAAACATTTCTCATTAACATTCGGAAAGAATGTAAATGATTTAAACTGGGACCTCAATTGGAGAAATCTTCTAGACGATCGACTCGCAGATGTCTATAGACTTGAAGAGATTCGCAAATCGATAGAGGAGTACAAGAAAGAGCCCTTTTAAGGGTTCTTTTTCCTATTCTCTTCGCGACATAAGTTTTTCAGCTGATAGAATAAAGTCACGAAGAACAAAACGATCATTCCTCCGGCTACAACATTCATTGCTGGCGACAGGTCCGACATAACGACTCCTTAGTTGAGGTCTTTATTTTTCTCAAAATCGTTTATGATGCCCATTATCGAATTCGTTAAGTTTTTGTTAAACCTAAATTTTGCGAATGAATCGATTTCGCATGAGTTGAACTTTCATGTTTGTATCAGTCCTTTTTTTCTTTCTCAAGTTATCATCAGCCTTCAAATATTGAAGGTTTTCAAGACAATGTTTTCCTCCATCATTCAATGGAATAACATGATCAACATGGCATCCACAGGGTTTATTAAGATAAAAAGATCTTATCTTACGAAATTCTTCTTTTGGTACATCTCTAAGTCCATCAATCCTATAGAATCCATGAAAAGCCGATCGCATTTTTTGTTGTTTTAAGCCCTTTTCACTTTTAAAGTATTTCCTTCTATTTTCTTTATTGCTTGGAAGATGATTTCTTCGATAATTCTTTTGCTTGGCAGTAATATTTTCTTGGATGATTTTTTCTTGAACTTGTGGTGCCATAAATTTCTTTGCATGAGATATAAATTCTTTTAGTTCGTTATAATCCGGCATTAATATAGAATAACATATTCCCCATAAATATCACAGTCTGATAATCAAGATTATGTTATAAATAATTACTTGTTTTCATATGTTTTTGCACTAAACTATTATTGAATGTAAATAATCTTTTTTAAACATACTATTTTTTGTTTGAACGGATGCGGAAAGTCTCTTTTTTTAATGGAATCTTTGCGGAGTCTTTAAGATCAGTAGGAATTTCTTTATTCCTCCCCATCAAGTTAAATCTTAGGTTGAAATGGGAAGTTGTTATTTTACCCAGCTCATTATCGCCAGCATCTTCATTATCAAAATAATCCCAAGTGTTGACGAACTCGTCATGTTCTACAAGTTTTTTTAATTCGTCTTGCGTTACCCAAACTTGGATGTTTTCTCTTTTCATTTCCCCTTCCTTTTTCTTTTCTTCTTAACTTTGACCAGAATGACTGTGTGATCACCGAATAGATCTAATTGAACCATAGCCAAGCAGTTCCTCTGTCTTTGTAAGAAAGAACATCTTAGCATGAGGGCTCTATTTGCAGCCCTTCTTCTTCATTTTTTGATACTTTTCGATGATGGGATCGCGGACCTTTTCGTCGTAATTGGCGAGCTTATCATTCTTGCGGGCCGCTTTTTCGATGATCTTTTCCCCTTTGCGGATTTGCTTGGAGACTTTGCGCATCTTCCTGTCCATTTTTTTGCCTTCCTTTTTAGAGAGCCGAAAATATCTTCAACGGTGAATCCGAAAACGCCACCAAAAAAGTTTTTCACAATTATTTTGCTTTCTTGTGATGCTTTTTCATGGCGTGCATGCCGTGCTTTTTAGCTTCATGCATTTTGCCATGCATTTCTTTTTTCTTTGCTGGCATTTCTTCTTTTTCGTGCTTGTGTTTCATAACCGCTCCTTGTGGGTTAAAAGAAAAACTACATCAGTAAAGATTTTTATTACAACGATTTTTCTTTAAGATATGAATAAGAAGCGCCGCATCATTGGTAGGAACCACATCTTTTTTATATTTTAAGAAGTCATATCCCTCTCTAGCTCGCTTCAATTCAGCTGGCGAGTTCCTAAAAGTGAGAACCACCCGATCTTTTTCTTTTAATTTCAGTCCCCAAAGATACGGACTTCCGGCTTTGATTGGATTTGGATTTTCTTTTGCGTTGTTAACAACTTGTTCACGACCGGCCAGAGGCTCCTGATCTCGAGTAGTTATCAAAGAAGACTTAGTTAAAGAAGAGAGGATTCTAATAGTAGACACTTTTGCCAGTAAAGATGTAGACACTTTCGTTGTTGATAACTGGCCTCTTTTCTTCAAAAGTTTGGCAAAAAAGAGCTCATCTTCTGACACATCTTTTATCACAGATTCGGAATGTTTTTTCCAATTCATCTTGAAATGACAAGCATCGATCAATATGCATAGCTCCACAAAATTTGCTTCCGCTTCGTATGTCAAAGTGCGCCTCTTTGGGTCTTTTTTGACTTTTAAGACACCGAGCTCAATTGCTTGTTTGATACATTTTTTTATTTGCGTGATTCCTAATCCAGTTTCTTTTGCTATCTTCTTGTGACTCAAAAAGATAGTGTCTGTCCAGGTGTACATGGGGATTAGCCCTGCATGGAAGAGTTTCCTAGTGGAAGGCCACATGGAATTATATTTATAAGTTGCATCTAAGAGATTCGTTTTAGATAAAGATTTTGTCATCTGGCTTGTCCTTTTTTTACAAACCAACTGAAAAATCATCTAAGTTCTTTCGCTAAATTCGCCGTCTTGATAAGGTTAGAGACGGATCGGGGTGGTTTAGGAAGGAACTTATCCTTTTTCTAGTTGGTTTTTGTGTCAGAAGCAAGCACTAAGCTAGCCTTTCCCTCCGATTATTATCAAGTATTTTAAAGGAACTCAGTCAACAAACCGGCGCTACCTAGTGGTGCCGGTTCTTTTTTTTAGTAAATATTCAATCTTAGACTTTAGGCTGGAATCTTAGGCAAAGGCATCCAATGCGTGACAATGCCGCCTTTTTCCCAACTATGAAGTGATGACAGTGAAGAACTATCTACGTCTATGAAACTTTCCGATGGAAAGTAAGGACCAGCATAACCGCCAGTCTCTTGAGAGAACTCTTGATTGATGTAATGCTTAACAACGAGGAGACGAACGCCGACAGGAGGTTTTTTTTTGTTGATATCGATCCATTTCATTCTAGCATTCTTTTCTTAGCCATAAGATTTATCACCTCATCGTTTGTGATCACAGGTTTTTGGTATGGCGTTTTAGGGAGATATGCCCAATAAGTGATATCCTGCAATTTATCTTTGAGAAAACCCTCTGAATAATACCCATATTCATCTCTATACCCTCTTTGGATATATCCATTAGAATCACAAAGTAAAACGTCCCAATCATCGGGAGGAAGTTGATGCTTAACGTCGATCCAGTGGATCCATTCGATTATCTCTTTCATTGGTCCTCTTCTTTAGAAGGATGGAATTTTCCGACAAAAACCCATTTTCCGTTTCCACCTCTAAAAACTCGAAAAGGAGTGTATTCTTTTGAAACCCAATATGCATTTTCAAAGTGAGTATCCTTTTCTGTTGGATCTCTGTTTGCAATAACAACATGAGGCAATCCATCTGTTAATGTATTCACTTTTCCCTCTCTATTTTAGGATTAAAATTCGGCTCATAATGCTTTTTAGAAAACCATGTCCAAGTATGGCCATTGGAACAGCGACGATTAATTGTGTAGCATGGGAATCTGGTTAAGTCTGAGGTAGTGCTTGAAAATACTTCGTCTTGTCCACAGTTAGGGCAATAAGTTTGGTTAACTGGAAGAGTCAAACAACCATCCTTTAGGCTTTTTCCTTCGATAAATCTCATAAAACATATCGATCACTGCGATATCCAACGCCTGGGATGCATTCATCCATATAACTCTTCTCTTTGATATGACTTATGCGGATATTGCTTCATATAAGGATTGGGGAGTTCCTCCCAAGCCCTTTCGAGTTCTTCTCTACTCTTGCACAAATACGTCGGATAAAAGTCTCCTGTTTCGATACAGGTAGGAAATATATTTTTTACTAATATCCAATCTTCTTCATTCCATTCGTCGTCTATCATTTTTTCTTTTTCGGAATTTTCGCTCCGGCCTTTCGTGCTTGGTTGAGAGCTGCTGCAATGCTTTGATTGCGCGGATGTCCTGAAGCTTCCATTTCTTTAATATTTTTACCGATGGTTTTTTTTGATGCGCCTTTTTTTAATGGCATATGGCCTCCTATTTTTTGACCGAGAGTTTTCTTTTACCGTAAATCTTATTAAACATCGAAGCATCTATAGGTGGATGCATTTTTCTAGTAACCTTTTCAAGCCTACGAAGAGTCCGTACACGTATTCCTTTTCCAAGCGTCAGATTTTTAATAGTCAATTCGTTAAAACCTGTCATCCTCGCAAGACCCTTAACGGTTATCCCTGTCTTATCCAGCCATTCTTTTAAGTTCATATTTTCCCATAAGATATAGTTTCGTCATGGATTTTAAGTGATAGTAACATTACAATCTACAGAAAAAAAGGAACGTTCATGACAGATGTTATTGATCCTAAGTGGGTGCGGGTGAGTTCGATCCTTCGCATGATGCCCACTTTACTAATAGAAAATAGATGGGGATACCCACTCGATGCAATAGATAGTAGTATTTTAGAGAGAAAAGCAGAGCTGGGATCTAATGTCCATGAAGCAATTGCCGAGCATATTAAAGAAGAGTTTTATATACTCTCTGATCGTGAGCAGGGCTATTTCGACAGTTATTTGAAATGGGAAAAGAGCGTTAGCCTGGAATGTCACATGACAGAGAAGCGATACTACTATGAACCTATGAACCTAACAGGATGTATAGACATGATCGGCAAGATAAATCCTTGTGGACTGCCTCAACTAATAGACTTTAAATGCACTGTCG